TGCGGGTGAAACGTGACCACGTCCCTTATGACTTATGGGAAAAGCAAGGTTGGCTCAAAACCACCGAGGGAAATGTTGTTCACTACGGGTTCATTGAAACCTTCATCGAGGAGTTAGGGCAAAAGTATAATATAAGAGAAATTGCCTTTGACCGTTGGGGAGCTGTACAAATGGTGCAGAACCTCGAAGGCATGGGCTTTACAGTTGTCCCTTTCGGACAAGGTTTCAAAGATATGAGCCCACCGACCAAAGAATTGATGAAACTAACTCTAGAGCAGAAAATCGCTCATGGTGCTCATCCTGTTCTTCGGTGGAACATGGATAACATCTTTATTCGAACTGACCCTGCAGGAAACATCAAAGCCGACAAAGAAAAATCAACGGAGAAGATTGATGGTGCGATTGCGACCATCATGGCACTCGACCGTGCGATTCGTTGCGGGAATAATAATACAGCAAGTGTCTATGATGATAGGGGATTGCTAATTATTTAAGAAGCATTAAGGCAATACACAATTTGCTCACAGCTCTTTGATATGATGTTTGAAAAATCAAAGGAGTTGAGTTATCAGATGAGCGAAAATGAGTTAGGAAAGATCCTAAAAAACATGTATGAGGGCAAAGATGCAGGAAAAGGAGTGAAGAAAACTACAATGATTCATCTCTTTGGAGTTATCTACGCCATAGAAATAAGAAGTTCGGGAATTACGCCAAAGGCGATATGTAAGGCGGCTAACATGCCTGAATCATATCAGGTGGAAATTAATAAAGGAATTGCATTAGCACAATACGTTGAGCTAAAACCAGAATACTGTAATAGATTTTGAATTAGGCATCTCAAATCGAGGTGCTTTTTCTATACCCAAAAATCAGGAAAGGAACTAACCAATGGGAATATTTAACCGACTCTTTAAGTCGAGAGACAAACCAATGAACCAAACCATTAGCTCGCCATACCGATTTATGTTTGGTGGGACAACGGCAGGGAAAGTCGTGACGGAACAAAGCTCTATGCAGATGACGGCAGTCTATTCTTGTGTACGAATCTTAGCAGAGGCGGTCGCAGGCTTGCCCCTACATTTTTACAAGTATCGTGAAGGCGGTGGGAAAGAGAAAGCTCTGGACCATCCGCTTTATTTTTTGCTCCATGATGAGCCCAATAGCGAGATGACCTCATTTGTCTTTCGTGAAACGCTGATGACTCATCTATTGCTTTGGGGAAATGCCTATGCTCAAATCATCAGAAATGGTAAAGGCGAAGTTGTAGGTCTTTACCCACTCATGCCAGACAGAATGGCAGTCAATCGGGATGAGAAGAAGGAAATTTACTACCTCTACACGGTAGATTCCGGCCCGCAAGTTAGGCTTTCTAAGTCGGAAGTTCTTCACATTCCCGGTCTTGGCTTTGATGGTCTGGTTGGCTATTCACCGATTGCCATGGCAAAGAATGCTATTGGTATGGCGATAGCCTGTGAGGAATACGGAGCTAAGTTCTTTGCGAATGGCGCTAATCCAGGGGGCGTCCTTGAACATCCAGGAACATTGAAAGACCCAGTTCGCATCCGTGAAAGTTGGAACGCAACCTTTGGAGGTTCTTCTAATGCCAGCAAGGTAGCCGTGCTTGAGGAAGGGATGAAATACAGTCCAATCTCAATCTCGCCTGAACAAGCACAGTTCCTTGAAACACGTAAATTTCAAATTAACGAGATAGCTAGAATTTTCAGAGTGCCACCACACATGGTTGGCGACCTTGAGAAGTCAAGTTTCAGTAATATCGAGCAACAGTCACTAGAATTTGTGAAGTACACGCTAGACCCTTGGGTAATGCGGTGGGAACAAGCAATGACAAAAGCCCTTCTATCCCTTGATGAGAAGAAGGAATACTTCATCAAGTTCAATGTGGACGGGTTACTTCGTGGAGATTACCAATCTCGGATGAATGGTTATGCAACAGGTCGTCAAAACGGGTGGATGTCAGCTAACGATATTCGTGAGTTAGAAAACCTCGACCGTATTCCAGAAGACGAAGGCGGAGATTTGTATCTCGTGAACGGCAACATGCTCCCGCTTAAAGATGCAGGCGCCTTTGCGAATAATACCAAAGAACAGGAGGAAGAAAACCAAGATGAAGAAGTTTTGGAAGTGGGTGAGTCAGGCTCCGAAGAATCTGACGACACCCGAAACACAAGAGAACCAAGAGCCAAGCCAAATCTCCGACCGAACCCTTTACCTCAACGGACAAATCGCTGAGGCAAGTTGGTTTGATGATGACATCACACCTCAGCTATTCAAAGATGAGCTGATGAGTGGCGACGGGAACATCACGGTCTGGATTAATAGCCCGGGTGGGGATTGTGTGGCAGCCGCTCAGATTTATAACATGCTGAAAGAATACTCGGGTGACGTGACGATTAAGATTGACGGACTTGCGGCTTCGGCAGCATCAGTAATTGCAATGGCAGGCGACAAAGTGGTAATGAGTCCCGTTGCCATGATGATGATTCACAATCCGTCCACGGTTGCGTTTGGTGACCGAGTGGATATGCAGAAGGCAATGGCTATGCTTGATGAAGTGAAAGAAAGTATCATCAATGCTTATGAAATTAAGACCGGCATGAGTCGAACGAAACTTGCCCATATGATGGATGCCGAGACGTGGATGGATGCGAGGTCAGCAGTTGATTTAGGTTTTGCGGATGATGTTGACGGCAAGGTTGACGAAGACCTACCTAAGATGACTTTCTCGGAAACCACGGTGATGAACTCGCTCATGGATAAAATCGCTAAGCGTTGTCGCATAAAACATGCCAAACCAAAAGAAGAAACTAAACCAACAAATACTGTCAAAGCCGATTCTCTCGAAGAACGGCTATTTTTAATGAAAACATGGAGGGATTAACCTATGAACCAAATTCAAGAATTGATGGAAAAGCGTAAACTTGCTTGGGAAGGCGCGAAAGCCTTTGTGGAGTCGAAGAAAGACAAAGACGGTTTGATGTCAGATGAAGATGCCAAGACCTATTCCGAAATGGAGAAAAAGGTCGCTAACTTCACGAAAGAAATCGAGCGTATGCAGTCCATGGAAAACATGGAACGTGAAATGGCAAAACCTATGTCTGAGCCTTTGACCTCGCAACCCATGCAAGCTGAAAATAATAACGACAAACCCAAGAAGACAGGTCGTGCCTCAAACGAGTACAAAGAAGGCGTCCTTCAAGCCCTTCGGTCAAACTTCCGCCAAGTCTCAAACGTCCTTCAAGAAGGAGTTGATGCTGCCGGTGGTTATCTTGTTCCAGAGGAATACGACAAACGCTTGATTGATGGATTAACTTCTGAAAACATCATGCGCTCCCTTGGAACAACCATTACAACCAGTGGTGAGCACAAAATCAATATTGCAGGTAACAAACCCGCAGCTTCATGGATTGAAGAAGGTGGGGAGTTGAGCTTTGGGGACGCAACCTTCGACCAAATCTTACTTGATGCTCACAAACTTCATGTGGCGATTAAGATTACTGATGAGTTGCTTTACGACAATGCCTTCAACCTCGAAAGCTACATCATTGACCAATTTACTAAAGCCCTATCCAATGCCGAAGAAGATGCCTTCTTGAATGGTGACGGTGTGGGCAAACCACTTGGAATCTTTGCGGAAACTGGTGGCGGTCAAGTTGCGGTGACAACCAACACGCAAAGCTCTATTACGGGTGATGAATTAATCAACCTCGTTTACGCTTTGAAACGTCCATACCGCAAAAATGCGAAGTTCATCATGAACGACCAGACGATTGCTTTACTCCGCAAACTCAAAGACAACAATGGTGCCTACTTGTGGCAACCAGCAGTCCAAGCAGGTGAACCTGATCGCCTTTATGGTTATCCGGTTTACACGTCTGAGTATGTGCCAACGGTGGCTGCCGGCAAACCTGTCATTGCCTTTGGTGATTTCAGTTACTACAATATTGGCGACCGTGGTGTGCGCTCCTTCGACCAACTCCGCGAACTCTTTGCGGGTAACGGAATGGTCGGTTTCCTTGCCAAAGAACGTGTGGACGGGAAACTCGTCTTGCCAGAAGCTGTTCAAATCTTGAAGATGAAAGCATCTGCTTCGGCATCATAGGAGTAGGTCTATGAGCGATTTACTTGAAAAGGTAAAAACCAATCTCATACTCGAGCATAGTGAGGATGATGAGCTGTTGGAACGATTGATTCTGACGGCTCTTTCCTATGCCGAAAGCTACCAACACTTAACGGAAGGCTATTATTCGGAAAATGAAATCCCTGCCACAACCGAACAAGCGATTATTATGCTTGCTAGTCACTTCTATGAAAGTCGTGACGGCTCAACGGCTGGTTTCTTTTCGGACAACGTCAATGCGAGTAGCCAAGTCTGGAATACAGTCAATCTTTTACTCAGGCTAGACAGGCGGTGGCAAGTATGAGTTTTGGAAAAATGAACCAACGAATTCAGATAGTAAAGACGGTCAACCTGAAAGACAGTGCAGGCTTTGTGACAAAACAAGATGAGGTCCTGGCAAGCGTGCGAGCTTACAAGGAAGAAAAGAACGCTACCGAGAAGTGGGTAAACCTTGCGACCTTTAGCTTAGCGACTTGTTTATTTCGTCTGAGGGTGATTCCGAACCTCACTGTTACAAGTGAAATGGTTATCTTGTCTGACAATGATAGGTATCAAATCATTTCAGTAGAAAACGTCAAAAATCGAGACATGTACCTTGAAGTGTTGGCTAAGAAAGTTGAGGTGAGCGCTGATGGCTAGGGCAATGATGAAGATGCCAGAGGACTTCTTGATGAAAGTATCAAAACTTGAAAGCAAAACCGATGAAATCTTGCCACGAGTGTTGGAAAGCGGTGCGGAGGTCGTTGAAGCCAAAGTGCGTACCAACCTTTCAGCGGTTGTTGGTGCAAATACCAAGGTTGAAAGTCGGTCAACTGGTGAGCTTGAACGAGCACTCGGTACATCACAAGCAAGACAAGATAAGGACGGGAACTGGAATATCAAAGTTGGTTTTGACGAACCACGGTCTGACGGTGATTCCAATGCCAAGATAGCGAATATCCTTGAATACGGTCGTCACGGTCAAGCGCCTAAACCATTCTTG